GGGGGGGCATGGCAAGCACTTGATTTATATAAGCGTATGTCACAAGCCAGTAAAAAAGGCGCGATTTTTGACGATGTGATGAGGCACGCAAAAGCCTGGGCAGATAAGCAGGTTTCAAAGTCCGAAGTCACGAAAAGAAAACGTGTCCAACCTAAAGACCAAGGTGGCCTCTTTTAAGCATTAAGGCCAAAGAATTCCGCGCCGTGCAGGGCGCATATAACACGGAGAAACTAACCATGACGACCACACAGAACGTCACTGAGTTACAACCACGCATGACAAGAGAGCAACTGATCGATGCAGCTCGTAAAGCGGCCCCTCTCCTTCCGGTTGCTTACCGCGGGATCATGACCGAACTGGCTAACCGCCTTGATATCGTCAGCGTTGCGCTGTGCGAGTCAATGGAACAGCGTAAGTCGCTGGCTATTGAGAACACTGTATTACGCGATGACGTTATCTGCTGGGCAAAAGAATGCGATCGCATTGTTGAACGACACACAAAAACACGCAGCAACATGCACCTTCTGGAAGCTAAGCGTGAACTGCGTGAGTTAACTCCGGTAACTAATGTTGTCATGAATGAAGGGGCTAAGTGATGGCCGCTAACTCATTCAAACAGATGTCACGTGACGGGACCATCAAGCGCACCGATACCGGGATGTTTATCAGCCTTGAACATATCCACGTTCGTGAAGGTTTCAACAAACGTGAAGACGACGAACGCACACGCCAGGCAGATGATGACCTGTTTAACTATCTGATGAACGGTGGCACCGTTCCTCCGCTGGAGGTTATCGCACGTGATGAAGGTGGTGTGTGGGTTGTTGAAGGCCACCGCCACCGTCGTTGCTACGCACGTTGTGCTGAAGCTGGTAAGCCAGTAGACCGCATTCATATCATGCCGTTTAACGGTAACGATGTGCAGCGTCTGGCTCGCATCATGACCAGTAATAACCAACTCCCCCTTTCCGATATTGAACAGGCCGCTGTTATTCAGGAGCTTCATAACGCTTTCAACCAGACCACCAGCGAGATTGCAAAGCTGGTCAATAAATCCGTGGCCACTGTTGAGAAGTTGCTACTCCTCAGCACAGCAAACCATGACGTTCAGCAGGAAGTTAAATCCGGCGCCGTTTCCGTTGATGTTGCTGTTGATCGCGTTAAAGAGTTTGGCGAGAAAGCGGGTGAAGTTCTCCAGCATGATAAAGCCGTTGCTGCTGCCCAAGGGAAAACGAAAGTTACCCGAAGCTCTATAGCTCCAGAACTTAGCGTGAAGAGCGCGAGACGGTTCGTCGAGTTAATGGCTAATGCTTCAATCAGTGACGATGGTGTGTTCACCATAGAAGGCCCTGCGCTTGCTGAAGCGCTTTCAATTATCGACGAACACAACGCTATATCTGAAGCGAGAGAAACGTACCGCTTGTCGCAGCCAATTCCAACCACAGAAGTTCGTGGAAGAAGTTTGTATGTGATGTACGACGGTAAGGAAATTGGTCGGGCATCACTTTATCGCGGTAAAACCGTCTGGCTTGACATGGGTGACAAAACCATTGTTACCAGCCAGTCAAAAGCTGTTGCGTTCTTCGTCAAAAAGTACAAACAGCAGCAGGAGAATCATCATGACAGCAACCAATAAACCAATGACCGGCGCACAGCTGGATGAACTGATGGCTGTTGCCATACGCATGCAGTCTGACAGCGAAAAGATGGGTGATCGTTCTGTGTCCATGTTTGCCTATGCGGTTCAGGTTGCTGTTTTAGAAATTCGCGAAACACGTTGTAAGAACGAAGAGCTGCAATCACAAAACGCAGAAATGGCAGTACAGCTCGCTAACGCCGAGAGCAAGTGCAGGGAGCTGGCGGCGGAGAATGTAACGCTGAATGACAAAATGAATAAGCTCGCAACTTGGCCTGGCATCGAGTTCTATTCTTCCGCGTGGGAATTCTGCAACCTTGATGGAAACGATGCGCTTGAGTTCATGTGCGACGTCAAAACCCCAGCCACCGACGCTTTCCTGGCTGAAGTGCGGTCAAGTGCGCGTAATGAGGGCATCAACTATGCCGCCAATCGTCTCGCTGCTGCATTCAATCATGGTTTCGTTGATAAGCCTCTGACAGAGGTCTGCGACGTGGTGCGCATGATTCTGGACACCAAAGAAGAACTGGCAAACTCCACGCTGCCATCTGCTGATGGGATATCTGGCGAGTACGCAGAGAAGTTTATCGCAGAGCTCGCCGCCCAACTTCGCAAAGGAGCCGCGCTATGAGCATCGCAACAATGATGAATACTGGGTTAGCTCTTATTGGGTGGGTATACATCATGTTTAAAGCCGGTGAATGGTTTATCAGTATCGCCTTTAAGCAATGGGTATCCAGAAGGAAGCAGGAAAAGAGACAGAAGGCCGTTGACGATCTGTATGACGCATTCAGCTTGTCTGAGATGGAACCTGGCGGGTCTGTTCGGCTGGAAACAAAAGGCGATCTGACAATACTGATGTTTCGCAAGGAGGCAGCTCAATGACAGCACTCAACAAACAGGCGCTGCGTGAAGCGGCGGTTAGAGCAGGTGGCGGTAAATGGATTTACATTCGGACGCTATCGCTTTCTAGCGCCTACATTACCGAGGAGACAGGAGCGACAGTTATCAACTGCACCGCTGGTGATGTCCCTGCCAAATGCGCTGGGTTTCTTGAGTTAGCTAACCCCGCCGCCATGCTGGCGCTGCTGGATGAGCTGGAAGCCGCAAATGAGTTGGTAGAACTTCAGCGATTCAAGCTTGAGCGACAGACAGAGGATTTACACCAAGCTAAATCACTGGAAAGCATCCACCGAGATAAACGCTTAGAGGTAGAGCGAGAGTTCCGTGACTACAAGGACCGTGCCGAAAGCAACCAAATGAGGCTGGCGAAAGATGTGTGTCGCCTCGAGGATGAATTACAGGCCGCTGGCATTGGCGTGAAGGGAGAGTGAGATATGTGGCGAGGAACGAATCGCGGCGGTAGCCAGATGATACTCACTGCCTACGAATACGATCCAGAAACTAAAAAATCAAAGTCGGTTTACCTGCTACGGCATCACAGCAAAGTTAAGCAGACCACGCTTGAGCAAAAACTTGTTGTTGATAACGATGCGTTTGGTCGATTTAAACCGATGGTCGAGCTTGCCGACTTTCCAGAAAGATTAAGCGAACGAGAAGCGATGCTGAAGCTGGCCGACTGGCTACACCGACTTGGCGTGGCGATTGAAGATAACTGGAGCACACCATGACAACTAACAACCACCCGGCGCACGGCCCTCTATCACTCGATCGCCTGCACCATATACGCGAAATACTCAGCAAAGCATCCGCACAAAGCGACGGCGGTAATCTCGGCTACGCAATGGCTGATGCAGTGAAGGTGATAGATGGTGTTCTGGGGTCGATAGCCCGTGAGCAAGTACGTCGTGAACATGCAGCATGGTCACAGGCCACTTTCGGCGATGTCGGTCCAGTTGGTCCGCTGAAGCACCTTTCCAAAGAAGCGATCGAGGCTGCTGCTGAACCAGGCGACCTTAGCGAATGGGCTGACATGCAATTCCTGTTATGGGATGCGCAACGTCGTGCCGGTATCAGTGATGAGCAGATTACCCAGGCGATGGTAGAAAAACTGGCGGTGAACAAACAGCGCGAATGGCCTGAGCCGAAAGACGGTGAGCCAAGGCTACATATCAAGGAATCCGACAACTCGCTTGTGACTCCGGAGGGGACAGCCTGCAAATACTGCGGCGGTACAGGTTATTTCCGTTGGAAAAAGTCAGCAAATACCTTCCCGTGTCCATGTATGGGATGCGATTTGCCAGCAGCACCTCAGCAGGAGAATATATAACGTGAACAATTTAATGATCGACCTTGAAACTATGGGGAATAAACCAAATGCTCCTATCGTCTCTATTGGTGCTGTGTTTTTTGATCCTTCCACTGGTGAACTGGGCCCTGAATTTTACCGGGTTGTTAGCCTGAAAAGCGCGATTGCTGGAGGTGCCGTTCCTGACCCAGAAACAATAATTTGGTGGATGCAGCAAAGCGAAGAAGCTCGGATGGCTATTTGCGATAAGGATGCAATAACGATTTCAACCGCCCTGATAAAGCTGAACACCTTTATTCTTAATAACTCTGACATTGATAAAGTTCAGGTTTGGGGTAATGGAGCTACATTTGACAATGTAATCCTCCGTGCCAGCTATGACCGTGAATTAATCCCCTGTATGTGGAAATTCTGGAATGATCGTGATGTCCGAACTATCGTCGAATTAGGAAGGCAAATAGGAATCAACCCACGCCGGGACATACCGTTTGAAGGTGACATGCATAATGCTCTTGCCGATGCCAAGCATCAGGTTAAGTATGTGTCGGCTATCTGGAAGCGGCTTATCATCACCCCCGATAACCCTCACTCCGGACGAGGTATGCCAGAAACTGGGGATTACGCAAAAAACATTATGTAAATGGAATACAGAACACCGGCACCGCTCTACACTGGCCCCTGTAAAATTTAGCGCTAAAGTCGTTCGCTATGAGCGCCGTAACGTGGAGGCTTTTATCCAGAAATGCCGGAGCCAGTATTAACCTGATATTGATATGGGGCTATTGTTTTTAACAAATGCCCCTCGTTAACTTTTTTGTGAGTTAACAGCATTTCTGACACCACACATAAAATCACCAACACCAGCGCCTACGCTGTTCCCTTCCGCAACATAATCACCTTTGAAAGCCAATCTCCCATCCATATAGAAGAATTTTAACTCCCCGTATCCACTATCGCAGTCGGCATCTTTAATACTTACTTTGTAATACTCAACTTTTTTATTTTTTGTTTGATACATGAACAAAGCAGATGATTCACCTTTTACACTTCTAAATGTGCCTCTTTTTGCTGAAAAAATGCCATCATCAGCTGTAGTAACCTCAATCCAATTACTTGCGGTTTCAGCAAAAGCAACACTCGCAACAAAAAGAGCAGAAAAGCCCAGTAATGCGATTTTCTTAGCCATAAACAATATTCCATTTATTTAGGATTTTTCTTGATTCTATCTGCGTTTTAAATAACGTTCAACGACACGTCCATAGTTTTTAATGGGCATCGAGAGTCATTCAACCCCGTCGCCTTAGCAGCGCAACCTGCGCGAGTATGCTCCGCTCGTGAGCCTCAAATGCCTCGCGCTTTAACGCAATCTCTTCCTGCAAAATCTCATCTGAAAAGTCGTAGTGTTCTGCCATCGGGTCATCTGACTTGCTGGAATGGTGAAGACACAGGAGGCTTACTTCCCTTCTATCTGATCGGGAGTAGCCTCTTTCCTTCATCAGGGCAATTACATTGCTCTTAAGGAATTTACGGCACATCGTATTAAATGCCCCTTCTTTCCCTTTTATTGTCCCGTCATGCTTCATACCCTTTACCGCCCCTTCCGGGCTGTATGTTTTCACCAGTTTATCAAGTGATCGTTTTGAAAATGCTTGCATAGGGTCGCGCGGCTGCAAGAACACATAATCTTTATTGCATTCAGGAACTGAATCGCGCCAGGCTTTCTGCTCGTCGATAATCCGCCTGATCTCTGGCGTTATCGGCAGGCGGAAAGCCTTTTGTGTTTTCATCGCCCCGCGCATACCGATCACGCCTTCTGGATAAACGATTTCATCTGCATCCTCGTTGACGTAATCCCAGCGCAAGTTATTAATGTTTATCGGGCGAACGCCAGTAATAATCATGAATCTAACGGCATTTTTCTGGTGTATAGAGGTGCAGGCAGCCACATTGAGCCAAAGGCGGGCGATTGATTCAATATCCGTAAATAGTCGCGTTGGGGTTGGTTTCTGCACACGAGAAGAAACATAATCATCTGGCAAACTGGCGGCAATGTTACGCCCATTGCAAAGTGTAGGAGCACAAAATTTCCAGAACCGACGAAGCTCACCAAATAACTCTAACGCGTTATTATTGGAACGTGTTGCGATCCACTCATCCAGAACATCCACCAGCCGACTGTAAGTCACATCACTGAATACTTCACGCTCCCCGAACGTTGCTTTGATTCTGTCGATACGTACCCCATAGGTCGTGAAGCTATCAGGACTCAACTTCTGCCTGTCTACTTTTGCTTTAAGGTCTTCACGGTACATTTCCAAAGCTGCGTGGACAGATTCAGCACGTAACCCACCCTCTGCCATTTCTGATGCTTTCTCTCTGGCTATTTGAATTGCGAGTTCCGGCCATTCGCCAAGTTTTTTACCTTTCAGCCCCATCTTTTTAGGGAACTCAGCGTAAAATGTCACCTTACCTGCTTTACTAAAATCAATGCGGAGATAATTTTCTTTTTCGTATTTGGAACGGCGGGCGACGCCGGAGGCTGAGAGGATAATTTTGGCGGCAGCAACACAGATTTTCATGTGTGAGCTGGTATAGGGGGGTTTACAGGCATCCCACTTTTCAGACGCGGCTAAAACATCGTCATTATTGGGGCTATCCGGTTTATGTGTTACAGTGCGCGGCATTCTCAATCCTTATCTGCGAAGGCACAGAAAACAAGCTCACACATGCAGGTCTTTTCAGCGTGACAAAATGCAATGTGTTGCGGCTTTGTGTTACTGGACTGAGTTTATCAGGGTTAAATACACTGTATCAACATACAGTAAGTAAATAATAGAGAGTGATAGAGAAACTCTTTAACTTGCTGATTTTAAAATGATTTAACGGTAATTCATTGAAATGTCTTTACTAATTACTAAACGCTGTATCAATTGCGATATGTGCGAACCCGAATGCCCGAATGAGGCGATTTCGATGGGTGATAGCATTTACGAGATTAACAGCGACAAGTGTACGGAATGCGTAGGCCATTACGACACGCCAACCTGCCAGAAAGTGTGCCCGATCCCCAATACTATTTTGAAAGATCCGGCGCATGTCGAAACAGAAGAGCAGCTGTGGGATAAGTTTGTGCTGATGCACCACGCCGATAAACTTTAG